TAGGGGGCCGTGCATGCCGGGGGGACGCCCCGGCGGATCGGTTGGGTGCCGATCTTCCGTGATGGAAGCGCGAACTTCTGCATTATCTCCTGAGCCGTTGATAAGGGTACCCAACCCTGGGCTCGGGATCGAAGCAGAATGCGTTGTAAGCGCTTCCTGTCCTGCTGCGTGAAGCGTCCGACGGCAAGGGCCTTCCCGGTGATCCACCTCAGTGTGTTCTTGTCTCTCGAGGGTAGGGAACTACTCTCGATGGAGGCCAACCACTTTTGGTGTGTGAACCGGGCGATCATGGTCCCTTGCCGGTTGAACCGCTTAACGCTCCGCGGCTTGGTTCGGTTGACTGGAGGACGATTCGGGTCGTAGTATCCCGCAAGGCGAGTCTCCCGGAGAAGAGCGTTTCTGACCTCTTCGTACGGGCAGTACTCGACGCCTGCCTCCGCCTCGGCGAGATTGCGCAGTCGGGCAGCCTGAAGGTCTGGTTTCCAGGCCTCTCGGGCTTCTTCGACAAGTGCGAACTTTCCGTGACGGAGGAGGTGTAGGATCTGCGGCATCGACGCCACTCCAGTCCCGTTCCCGCCGGCTTCCACCGGCCCCGCCCTGTTGTTAGGGCGGAGCTCATGGAGCCGACGGGCTCGTAGTTGACCGGCGAACTTCGAGGGGAGGGATACCTGCTGTTTCTGCAGCGCGTCGAACGTGGTGAGGGGTGACTTTGTCACTTTTCCTTTCCACTTAGATGCGCCAAGTTCGGCAGGTCCCGCTACTACCCTGGAGCTCGCCAGCCAAGGTGTTTCGCGTTCCACCAGAGTCTCGCAAAAGACTCCGGCGGGGCCGTAGAAACTCTTGGCACGGTTGACTACGAGGCCAAGCGCCGTCAGTGTCGACTCGTACCTCTGTACCTCTTCGGGGGTCCAGAGTGCGACTAGGTCGTCACCACAGACGGCGGCGGAGCGTGGGTGGTCCGGCGCTGCTATCGCCGCGGCTGCTTCGTTGATCAACGAGAGTATGATCCACGAAGGCCCGAGTCCCATGTGCAGGCCTCGAGTGGTCGTCGTCTTGCTGACGGACTCGTACGCCATCCGATACGCTTCTTGGAAGAAGTCGGATTTGGTTGACGTGTCCGCCAGCGACTCGGCGAAGGCACCTTCTGCTACCACCGCGTGTGGTCCGAGAAGTACTTCCGCGGCGCTGTTCCAACGGTCTCTTGCTGACTTGTCAGTGAAGATCAATTGGTTCAGTGCCGAAGCGACTTTTCGGCCCAACTCGTGTGGGATGTAGTCGGTTGCCGCACTCAGGTCTGCGCTGTAGATGAGGGCCCGACGTGGGTTTCCTCTCCGTCGGTTGCGAAGCAGCCGGATGGGTTGTCCCTCGAGGCTCCACCGGGTGCGGTGCACGCGCCGCAGCGTCGGGAACCAGAGCTGGTTTAAGCGACGACTGAGCCAGACTTCGCGGGCACCATGTGTGCTTGCGAGTCTGACTTTGTCGCCCATCTCAGCAATGGCCACCGGCGTGAGCGGCGCTGCTCCATACCCCGGGGGGCCGTGGTCATCGAGGACGGTGATGGCGTCTGCGGCACGGGGTTCCAGAGACCGCAGTCGGTCTTCCAACCGCTCTTGCTCTGACTCTGCAATCATGCGAGTCTGATGCATCAGTTGAGTTGGCATTCCGATCTGTTGGTCGAGGAAGGTCCCCATTGTGTCGTAGTACGCACTACCGCCTCCAAACCCGACGTTGAAGCAGATGTCTTCATCTTCGGAGTCGTCGTGGTACATCTCGATCCAGTTTTGGATCGGGGGTTCACGCTCTGACTCGCGAATTAGACGATCGGTCTCTTCCTCGGTTTCGCGTCTGGCCCTATCCTCGCCGTACTTTCGTATGGCTTGAGTGAAGGGTGCCGGACCGGACCGTGGTCGAATCTCGATCACTGCTTTGGCGCCGGGGGTCGGCCACGGGAGAGCGAGTTCTTGCTCGGGTGTTAGCCGTCTGACCTTCAGTTTACTGATGTGTCTTATGACGGCCTCCTGAGCTCTTATGTTGCTCTCCGCTTGGGACGTCCATCGGGCGATGGCAGCGTTGGACGCAGCACGGGCGAGCCTGTCCAGTTGCTCCTGCGGTCTCTTGTATTTGATGGCGCGATTTAATCGCGACGCGAACATGAGAGCCGCCCGAGTGGACCTGAAGCCTCGGCGACCGCGTTTTCTCCTCTTGTGTTCCGATTCACCGTAATGGTGACGGACCACGTTTTGAGGGATCTCGCGGAAGCTGACGCAAAGGGTCCTTCGGACCGTGTGGCACCACTGCTTGACAGCGCCTGATCCGGAGTGGAGGATGGAGTTGACCCATCGGATGAATGCACAGTAACGTTTTACGTTCTGTGGTCGTTCATCCATGGTCAGCCCACCCTCACTGCTCTGATAGGCGGCCAGTAATTCTGGCCAGTGGGTTCGCACGGTAGCGAGCCAGGTTGCTTCTTTCGCAACCTGCTGGGGTGTCGTCGGGAGTGAATCTTTATTCCCCTTGACTTCACCGGCTCGGCCTGCTTCTCGCGCAGCAGGACTTCTCCGGAGACGGCGATCGCCGTAAACCCGGAGGGGAGGTAGGCATACCTTGCTAGGCTTCAACCTGGCACGGTACGCCCTATCCATCTTTCGGAATGCGGACCAAGTCTGACTTATCAGACTCCGCTTCCGAGATGGGCCTCCACGGGAC